GTACAAGCCGATGGTGGACCGCTGGCATTGCCGGGTCCGTGACTGGGCCACGCCGCTGACGACGTTCGGCCCCAACTACAACTCGGTGCCCATCACCTGGGGCGTGTGGGGTTCCGGCTGGATCGCAGGTCAGGTTCCCAGCGGGCTGGCCATCGACATCTCTCCCAACACGCGGTTCAACGACACTTACAACAAGAGCGATTGCAGCGCCGCGTTCGGCTTCTCGCGGCTGGTCATCGAAGCGGAGTCGGCCTACGACCCCCCGGCTGTTCAGTATTGGCCCACGGCGTCTGCTCGGCTGCGTGGCCCGGTGGACTTCCGCAACGCTTCCTTTGACGGCAGTGCCTCGTCAGGTGGCGGGCTGCCGATCACCGCGTGGGAGTGGAACTTCGGCGACGGAGCCACGGCCACCGGGACGGCCTACCCCGACCACCTGTACGCCACCGCTGGGACGTTCGGCGTCACTCTCAAGGTGACCAACTCGCAGGGCAACGCCAACACGTCGCCGCCGTTGCAGGTCACCACCTACACGATTCCTGGCTCCGGTGGTCAGCCCGAGGTTCCCGATCCTGACCCCACGCCGCCGCCGACGGTTCCGCCTCCGTCGCTGCCCCCGACGGACACCGCCAACGTGTACTACCCGGTGGCCAAGAACTGGGCGTCTGAGTTCTCCCAGTGGAACTTCTACTCCCCCGGCTCGGTGAAGGCCGCGACGGTGGACACGTTGCCTGTTGTGCTGGACGACGGACGCACGGACACGGGTGTCACCGGCAGCACAGCGAACTCCGTCATGTCGCTGCACATGCCGTCGGACAACAACGCTGTGCGCCGCTCTCCGCTGCCTGCTGGCAAGGAGTACAAGCGCATGAAGGTGCTGGTGCGCTCCGAGGACGACGCTTTCGACCTGGCGTGGGAACTGCTCGTCATGTCGGGTAGCACCGAAATCGGCGGCATCGTGTCAGCCGACGGCGGTGTGTGGAACACGGGCTGGATCGACCTGTCCACCCGCAAGACAGACGCGGCGATGGATGCCATCTGGCTGAAACTCACCGACTTCACGCCCGCTTCCAAAGTAAGTGAAATCCGAGTGGTCGCCGAGTACGGCAGCCCCGGCACGTCGATGCCCGCACCGCCTGTCATCGACAGCGGCTTTATGAAGCGGCTGGACGGCTGTGTCCATGTCACGGTCACGCCTGCTGCTGCTGGCATCCCGCCCGCAGAGGACAACGACGCTCCCGAGTGGCCTGCTGACGGCATCGTCGGCGGTGGCGACCTCGCTGCTGCCACCATCCAGAACGGCATCACACTCCCGTTCGGGTACGGCATCGGCGGCTACGGCCTGGACGCCGGGTGCATCGACTCCAACGGTGTCGAAATCTGGGTCACCGACATCGAAGGCTGGGACGACGGACTGAACGCTGAGTTCACCGGCATCGACCCGGCACTGGGCACAGGCACGTTCGTAAACAACGTGCGTGGCTCTGGCCGCGACGTGGTGGTCATGGGGTCGATGTACTCCACTGACGACATCGCGTTGCGGGAAGCCAAGCGCCGTCTGTCTGGGTGCCTGTCCGAGCCGCCGCACATCGGCTGGCTCAAGGTCCGTAACCTCATCCTCCCGGTGGCCCTGTCGGCTCCGATCAAGGTCGATCATGTGACCACCAATCAGGTGGACTTCGAGGTCACCTTCAAGGGCGTGCGCGCCCCGCACTCGCTGGGCATGGGCGTGTGGCGTGAAGGCCAGTTGCATGACCGCAGTTTCAACTCCGAGGGCTACACCGACTTCTCACTGACCGGCACCACGCCCATGACGCCGATCATCGAAGCCACCGGGCCGCTCCCCGAGGGCGCTCGCATCGACGCTGTGTCGCTGGGTGCCACCTACAGGTCAGGTGGGTTCGTGCTGGCCAAGGCACTGGAATCGGGCAAGCAGTTGAGCATCAACTCCATCCTCCGTTCCGTGGTGCAGAAGGGGACCAAGACTCCCGCCAGCGACTACATCAACTGGAGCGCCAGCCGGTGGATGTATATAGACCCCAGGGGTAGCCGTGTCCTGGCCAACGTGCCGAACAACACGCCCAGCGCACACAACGCCTGGCGCGTCATCTGTCGGGAGTTGTGGTGACAGTCAGCGGCTACACCTCGAACGAGTGGCAGCCCACGCGGTGGCACGTCTACTTGTGCAACATCACGGGTGCCATCCAAGAGGAACTGCTGGACGTGGAGTTCGCCTCCAACGACCAGTTGAATCAGATTCCCACTTGCTCTGTAAGCGTCACCGGCAAGAAGTTCGGGTACTTCCGGCCGTGGCTGCACACCATCGCCGTCACCGGGAACAGCCTCGAAGAAGTGTTCTTCTTCGGCCCCATCATCAGCAGCCGGGCGCAGGTCGCTGACGCCGCTGAGTACGCCGTCACCACCGAACTGGAGTGCCAGGGGTGGGAAGCCTGGCTGGACCGGGTGTACCCGATGGTGGAGTTCTTCTCTGAGCCGGGTGGTTCTGACGCGAAGTCGGCGTGCGATGCGGTGACGGCGATCTGGGCCAGTGTCACCAAGCGAGCCAACAAGTTTCAGGTGCGTCCAGGCGGTGCCATCCAAGCCCCCGCCGACACGATCAACGTGCCCGAACTGGTGGTGACCCTGGACTGGGACACCGTGTCGGAGGAAACCAGGCCCGGTGCCCCGTCGGCGTGGTCGATGCATACCGAACTGCACGCCCAAGGCATCGACGTGAACTACCGGCCCACCTGGGACGCGGCGGGCAACCGCTTCTACTCTCGGTGCGTCATCGGTGGCAGCACCAACGCCACCACAGCCCAGATGAAGAACTACAAGACCGGCCGGTGGCTGACGGAGGAATACGTCGTCGGCGGCAACGTGTCAGGGCTGACCGTGGAGATGCGTGGCGACATGCAGGCCACCTCGGTGCTGGCCACCGGAGTGGACTCGGCCTACGGGGTGGCTCCCACCTACGGGAACACGACGTACTCGGTGGAGAACGCCTCCGACACTGCGGTGGGAGTGTTCCCCGACAAGGCGTTCGCCGGGCTGCTGCTGGAGTACCAGTACCCCGCTGATGTCCAGACCACCAACTCGAATGACCCAGACGCCGCGTGCGCCACCATCGCCAAGGCTCAGCGTGAACGGTTGCGCCGCACGCCCACCCTGGTGGCAGAGATGCAGATTCAGTGGAGCCCCGGCCAGATACGCCCCGGCGACATCATGGGGATCACTGACAACGGTGGGGCTCAGTTCATCGACCCCACTGACAGCGACGAGGTTCCCGACAGCACGGTGTCTACCCGGTGGTCGCTGGCTGGCCGCGTCAGTGGCGTTCAGGTGTCCAGCGCCGACATGCTCCACGCCGAAATATCGATGTTCGAGTTGAACGACCCCAACCTGTCGGTCACCCCAGGTCTGATGCGGGCTGCGGGCACGATGGAAGCCGCCGCGCTGGCCACGGAGTCGCTGTCGGTGTCGGAACTGTCCCAGCCCAACAAGGCGAGCCTGTCGGTGGTGTCGTTCGAGCAGTCGTTGGACAACACGGTGGTCGATGTGGAGCGCCTGCTGTTGCAGCGCGGCACAGGCGGCGGCACCGTGTCTGGCGTCCCCGCTGGCAGCATCGTGGCCTACGGCGGCGCAACCATCCCCGACGGCTGGCTGGTCTGCTACGGGCAGATCATCGACCGGGTGCAGTACGGGCCGCTGTTCACGGCTCTGGGCACCAAGTACGGGGCAGGCAACGGGGAAACCACATTCGGCATCCCCGACCTGCGAAGCCGCTTCATCTGGGGCGCGGGCAACACGCCACTTGCAGAGCAAGGGGGCGACTACTACATCAGCGCCGGGCAACTGCCCGCCCACTCGCATGGGATGCTGCACTCCCACACGGCAGGCACCCCGCAGTCGGTGGAGCACAAGCATGACGTGGCTGCCACGACGTGGGCACGCCGGTACGCGGTGTACCCCGGCTCCGTGGAAGCCCCTGGCGGTGCAGCCGCTCCCCCCAATGCTTCGTGGGGTTCGGGCTTGGCTCCCGCCGCCAACTCCAACGAGCGTTACACCAACGGCACGCATCCTGCTGGCGCTCACGACCACGGCACGCTGACGACATCGAACAGTCGCGCCAGCACAGACAACAACTCGCCCAACGGAGCAGTGTTCATGCCTCGGTACTACGCGATGTACTACATCATCAAGGCGACCTGAGGGGCACCATGAACGACACCGAGGCCAGGGACTACGCCCGGCACTTGATCTACTTCACGGCCTACGGGTTTCGACTGGGGTCGCAGTTGTCGTTCATTGCGCTGTTCAACCGCGACATCGCTCCCATCATTGAGGACTACCCACTGGTCCGAGCGGTGTGCCCGTTCGACCCGGCCGTGGTGGACTGGACGATGCTGAGTGCTGCCGCTGGTGTGTGGACGAACCCCGACACGGTGGCGTACTTCCCGATGCTGGCGGTGGCCCGATCAGAGCAGAGCGGCTACCTGATGAACGATGACGTGTCCGAGGACATCGCCGAGTTCACGCAGCGGTTTGCCCAGGCGATGGTTGATGGCAGTGTGAGGCATGGGTGGTGCGGTGCATTCGAGGAACTGACCGACACCGTGTGTCGCGCCCTGTCGTTCACTCTCCCGCCACCCTCGGAGGGAGTGTCGCCGGACCCGCGCGAGGTTCCGCCGTACCTTCTAGACTCGCAAAGCAAGTGAACGGAGTCGCCACATGACTGCTTGGAAACCTCTGCCCCCGGTGGTGAGCCCCGGCGATCCTCGCCACACCGATCATCACAACCTGCTGCGCGAAGCGGCTGCCCAGTTGCAGACCGAGGTTGATGCCAACAGCACCAGCCAGAACGAAGCCATCGCTGCGCTGACCTCCAGCAAGGCAAACGTCGCCTACGTCGATGCCGAGGACGCTGCGCTACAGGCCGAGGTGGACGCTGCTGAGGCGCGCATCGCTGCCCTGGAAGCAGGCGGTGGAGGTGGCGGTTCAGCCAGCCTGGTGAACAACAAGGCCGTCGTCAGCGACTTCGATGACTCCACCAACGAGCGGTTCATGGAGTTCCAAATCCATGACGACGGGAGCGACACCTTCAACTGGCCTGACCGGCTCCAGTTCAGGATTGAGTCGGCTCCCAACAGCGGCACGTTCACCCGCACGGGTGGCTTCAACGAGTACGGTGAGGCTCGCTCGGATGCTGCCCGCATCAACACGGTGGCCTCTCGTGTGCATGGCCATCAGGATGGGTCCACCGGAGACATCTTTCAGGTACGCAATACGCGCGGCGGCACGACGGACATGCTGGCGGTGTCGCTCGCGGCAGTGAAGTGCCAGGTGCCCATGACCGCACCGAACCTTCCGCCCGCAGTGCTTACTCTGCAAGTCGGCGAGCCTGTTCCTGTTGGCACGCCTGCTGGCGCTGTGATTGTGAGGTACTGAGACATGGCTATCACCCTGGTTGATTTCGAGGGCGGGGTCGTCGGGCAGAACGTCACCACCACAGGCGGCGTCGCTACCATCACGGGCACCCCCAAGTATGTGACGGGCATCCAGGGTGACAAGGGACTCGGCATCACTGTCGCTGACTACGCGACGCTGACCGCTCCCACGGCTGACACATGGTCCGGTGCCATCTACATCAAGCCCACGGGTGCTCCGACGACCGGCGCTGCTCGTGGCGTCGTCATCAGGGACTCGGTGGCCAAGTGGCTGGGTTACGTCCGGTTCCATCAGGACGGCACCTGGCAGTACACCAACGAGTCCACGCTCGTGGGCACGGTCGGCACATGGACCCTGAACACCACCTACCTGATCGAATGGCAGGTCAATCGCCCAGCCAAGACGATCCAGTGGCGGATCACCCCTGAGGGCGGCGCTGCGTCCACCGCTACCAGCACATGGACCTCCGACTCGGGTCTGATGTCCTCGGCCATCGGGGTGGGCGGCTCCGGTGCGGGCGCTGGCAGCACGTTCACCGCTGACTCCTACCGCTACGACACCGGGCTGTCATGGCTGGGACCGTACTCTCCGACCCCGCCCGTCCCCGCTGGCGTGTTCTATTGGGACGGAGCCAACGAAGTCCCCGTGTCCCAGTCGGGCGCGTTCCCGGTGGACCTGACGTACCCGGCTGACCCTGCTCGTCCTGAGTTCGTCATCCGCAACGACTACATCGCCAACCCCGGCAACCGCGACACCATGCAGATTTGGTCCCACGGGGAGCAGACGTGGTGGGTAAACGAATGGGGCGGGCTGCGTATCCGTGTGGCCGAGAACTCCCCGTGGGACGCTCCGCTGCGCCTGATCGGTGCCAGCAACCAGTCCGGCGACATGCTGGAAGTGCAGGACTCCACCCGGCAGAAGTTGCTGGCTCGCATCACCAGCACCGGCAAGATCGTTGCTCCCAACGTGGGCGACGCGCCGTGGGTGCTGCTCCAGGGTGACGCCCCGCTGCCTGCGAACCTGACCACGGGCGCTCTCGTGGGCAGAATCTCTGGTATCGGCGGGTCGGTGCCCAGCACCTACGATTTCTTCGACAGGTACACCCCCGACTCGTCAGCGACAGTGGCCGACGGGTGGGATTTGGTGGCGGGCACACCGCCGCAGTACATCTCTGCTGCTGCCTGGGGCGGCGGCGACCTGGGGATGCGTTGCTCCGTGACGAGCGGTGTCCAGTCCCAGGTCTTGAAGAAGTGGGCCATCACTGGCGACGAGTTCTACTCCAGGGTGCGGGTGCGTGTCTCGGCTCTGACGACCGCCAACGTGCGCGTGCTCCAGTCCTCGTCCACGACGGGTGGCTTCCGGCATGGCGTGCGGCTGACCAGCGCGGGCAAGATCGACATTGTGGACTCCGGTGTCGTGGTCCGATACACCAGCACCACCTCGTACCCCTTGAACCAGTGGTTCGACATCGGCATCCATGTGAAGGCTGGGCCGACGGGGACGGGCTTCTGCTACGCCAGGATTTACACCGACCCCGCCAGCGACACCCCCGTGGAATCACTGGGTGGCACCACGGGTGACTGGGCTGCGGCCTCGCAGACGTTGGACGGTGCGCGCATTGGCATCCAGACCTCCAACAATGCGACCAACACCGTGGACATCGGCATGTGGGCGTACAACAACACCGAGTGGGTGAAGTCCAGCGACGCAAACAGCGGCTCGGTGGTGGACTTGTCGGTATACGACGGCTCCAAGGAACTCCCGGCCAGCGGAGGGGGCAGCGGCGGTGGGTCTGTCATCGCGGTCACTGACATTGCAAGTATCCCGCCCGGCACCCCAGCGGGCACTGTCATCGTCATCACCCCGCCTGCTGGCGGCAACCAGCCCCCGGTGGCGTCGTTCACTCACGCTGTCGATGGCCTGTCGGTGTCGGTGAACGCTTCTGCCAGCGATGACCCCGACGGGACGATCCTGTCCTACGACTGGAACTGGGGCGACGGTCAGACCAGCACAGGTGTCACGGCGGCTCACACCTACGCCTCGGCGGCTGCTCGCACGATCACCTTGAAGGTCACTGACAACTCAGGTGACTCCGATCAGATCAGCAAGTCGGTGACAACCAGTGCCGGTGGTGGCGCGGCGTCGCCTCCGACCGTGGTGAGCGTGTCGAACTCCACCCTCGTGTCCGGTGGCACCGGGCCGACGCTGACCATCCCGAAGCCCACCGGACTCCAGAACGGTGACTACTTGGTGGCAGCGATTCGTTGCCAGTCCTCGGCCAACTCGCCTGAGATGACGTTCCCCTCAGGGTGGGAGCGCATCGGCCCGGCGTTCTCGGTTCCCAACAGTTCGCTGCGTTGGAACACCTGGGCAGGCCACCGGGTCACCGACATCGGCACCGAGCCTGCCGAGTATGTGTTCTCGAACGTGCCGTCGCATACAGGTTCCCGCTGGCTGGGTGGCATCATTGCCGTTCGGAACGTGGGGGCGGTCCCTGTGGTGGATGGCCCGGCGTTCGCAGTGGCAACCAACCCCACCGCGATCACCACTCCGTCGGCCACAGCCGTGGACAACTCGTTGGCATTCGCTTACGTCGGCATGGAAACCGCGTCGCCCAACACGGGCCTCATCTCCAGCGAGCCGATTGGCTGGACTTAGGACACCGACAACGCGATTCTCAAC